GGGTTATAACCTAAGGGGGGTGACCAAATGAAAGGTTCTACCAGGAGGATACTGATTAGACTTGGCTGGTGGATACTGTATGCTATAGTGTTCACCATGCTAGGCATTTGGATTGGAATAGGACTGGCCACAAGAGGAGGTTAGAGTGGTTAGAGTGCTGAAGGCAGTATATGAGGTGACAGTCCCCAAGAGGAGGAGATACGCGGTGGGGTTGCTAATGGACTGGTACAGGAACAAGGAAGTTAATCCCGACATGGACCCTAGTTACAGGTTCCTAATAGCCAGAGACAGGCTCCTACTGTGGGGATGTACCCTCAAGAAAGTATGGGGATAGAGGAATAAGTTTCCACTTTGACAAAGAGTGATCGGGAATGATATAATGACATTAGATAGTAATAGAAGGTGGACAATAACCTAAAGGAGGTAAAGGTATGAAAAGGGTTCAGGTAATTTTCAAGGTAGATGAGACCCATCCTGAGATGATAGAGGCTCTTAAGGACTGTGAAGGTTCCATAAGCAAAGTCTTCGAGGACACAAACATGATCGGTTATCTCACAGCCGAAGTGGTCTCTGAGATAATAGAGGTGATGGTCTCAGATTGGCAGTAACCTGAGGAGGTGACTAACATGCCTAGAGATGATTTACCCGGAGAGGGTATAGCAAGAGTCATGTTGCTTGTCCTAATCCTAATGCTTGCTCAGCTCATAGGAATAGGTTGGGTACTTGGTCTCTTTGACAGGATGCTAAGTATGTGGTAACATAAGGAGGGAAAACCAGATGCCAGAATGTAAAGTATGCTGTAGACTACACAAGGAAGACCAGCCATGTCCACAGAGAGTTGCCAATGCCTACACGATGCAACCACAGGCTCTTGAGAAGCTTACGGAAGTTGACAAGAAGTGGATGGCAAGCAATCAGGTCAGTATCTTGGATATCCTAGAGGAAGAGTTAGCAAATCGTATGTGGTAACATAGGGAGGATAATCCTTGCCAAAAGTAATGGGGAAGTTCGACTTACCCCCACACAAACCTGAAAAGCGTAAGCTCTGTCTCCACTGTGGTAGACCTGTTCGAGATACTGTGGGGAAAAGTGGATACTGCAAGCGATGTATAGCCTTAGCGAAGGAGGTAGATCCACATCTTGAGCAATTCTAGGTCAAAAATGGGCTGCCTCGCGTACACAATATATATTAGACTACTTGTAGAGAATTCCGATGGTCTTATTTTTAACCTGGGATTGCCTAAGCTAGGTAGAAGGAGGTATTAGAATGGTAGAATGTTCTTATTGCCCTAAATGTGGTTGTGAGTTAAAGCTTGAAATGATTCAGGGTGACGTAGCTACTAATCACGAACATTACAAGTGCTCTGCTTGCGGCTTTTGTTGGGTAGTTACATACCAGAAAGGATATGTTGATTCTCTACTCCATATAGCGCCAGAAGAATAACATAAGGAGGTAACATCGTGGCCATTACAAAGAAGCCCATGCTCAGGCATGGAGGTCCAAGTGGAAACCTCATAACATTGGAGCCTAAATCCGATTGGGTTGAGGTGAGTGGAACTTGTGGGAAATGTAAAAGCACTGTATATCTCAAGATTCCACCAGGCTTGGTCTTATCCTTCCAAGGGTGTGACAGGGTTAGTTGTCCCAAATGTTTTCCCGACGTCAATACGAGATGGTATTACAAGTGAAGATCCGTTGTGCTTGGTGCAAGAGGATAACGGGTGATAAGCCCCCCTATGGAGGTAAGTATGACGAGGAGATTACGGATGGGATCTGTCCCTCTTGCTTGGCTAAGTACTTTCCTGAGGCAGTCAAGAAGACTAGGGAGAAGCAGGATAAACAACCCCTTTGACAATTAGGACCCAATATGATATAATAACATTAGTCTAAGTAAAGGGAGGTAAAGACAATGGATAACATCCAAGTAAAAAGGCTACGGGTCAGGGAACTTCTTCCACAGTATGGTGACCTAGTTAAGACTATTACTGTGGAAGAGGCACAGGACCTTGACTTCCAGAAGATGATTACTGTCCTCCCAAATGGCACAGTGGTCCATTCCTGGGATGGGCTCCTAGAGTCCATCCATGAGATCCACCAAGAAGAGGTTGACTTAATCCGATTTGCTCCTCTAGCCGGAGGGTAGAACATGCGAGTATCAAGTCTGGCTAATGACCTGGGAGTAGATCCCAAAGACATCAGAAAGTTTCTTCGCTCAGAGTATGGCCAGGTAGGTACCGGAGGTAGGTGGGATCTCAACCAACAACAAGTGAATCGAGTCAGGTGGAGGTTTGAGGGTTCTGGAAAGACTCCAAGAACCTTAGGGGCAACTGGGGGGAGTAATATCCCCCTTATTGTTCGTAGGCAGACAGGTCCCGACATAATTAACAAGGTCAATCTGCTTCGGGCAGAACCACAAGATATCCACATCAAGGTAGTGGGGTCTGATGACCTAGTATTCCATAGGATTATAAACAGTTGGGTTGGAAGAGGGGGGACCTCTACAGTAGTTCTCCTCTCCAATGGGGAGTTCAAGGAGTCCAAGGACATTAAGGATGTAAGCTTGTGGTTTCTAGAGTCCCAGTACTATTTAATCAAGAAGGGAGAGCGCTACTATGCCCACCATTCCAATTATGTGAACTGTCTTTCTGAGGTCACCATTCTACAGTGGCTCGTCCCTGTACTCGTTGAGAGGGCAGCTTCCACTGGTAGAGACGACACACCTCAGGAGCTCCTTATAAATGATTACGCTACAATGCTTGGCTCCAAACTTAGTACCTCTATTATTCTTAAATGGGAACATAATACTGGTAGAACAATCCAGGAGATGCCCCTGAAGGAATTATATGATCCCGAGTTCAAGATTCCAAGAGGTTACCAAGCTGATTATGACTTTAGGTTGGCCCTTTCCAGATACTTCGTCACCATAAATCTCCTCACAGAATACCCCCTCCGCAGCGAGGCCTTCAATGTAACCTTGGGTGAGGTATTCCGTAGGTTCCACATTGAGGTGGGCCAGAGGGCCGAGAACCTCAGGAGGGATGTGGCTTCAAGATTAGGGTTTGAACAGAATGGAGACAACTGGAGGAGGAGGAAAGACGGAGATGAGGTGGTTATATCCAATGACCTCAGAGTCCACATAAACCATAAGTTCGTCTGCATTGTGTCAGCTAAGTCAAGCCAGCTTCCACATGACGATGAGGTAGCTAGGAGGATGTTGACGGTGGCTACTGCTCATCGAGACCAGATATGCACTATTAGAGGAGAGGCTAAAGAAGCCCTCGAGAGATTATTCCCCGTAGGGGTAAATGGGACATAGATAACATAAGAAGGAGGTAATCAAATGACAGTGCAAATGAGAACGCGAGTGGAGGTTGGGAATGACATAAAACATGTGGTTACTGCTATGAACTCCCTATCTATTGAGGAGCTTGATGAAGTACTACTGGACATCTCGGGGGACGAGGGGTTAGGACCACTATTAGACCCAACACTTTGGGGTCATGGTGGTATGTTTGAGGCTTCCAGGCAGACTAGGAAGGTGATACGGGCTATCCGAGTTTTCAAAGTCGAAGTAAGTGGAATAGGTAACTTTTCCAGGATAACATAAGGAGGTAACATAATGGCGACAGTAAGTCCAGCGGTGGTAAGGAAAGCCCTCAAGGCCTACCAATCTGTCACTTCACCCGAAGATGGGATAAAGCTGGCTCTCGAGGAAGTCCTTAATGCGGTCAACAAAGGTCGAGGCTACCACAGACCAGTATGCCCTGCCTGTCAGGTGGAATTTCACCCTGAGCATAATGGAGTGGGAGTCCTTGATATGGCTGACTATGGTCCCGTGGATCTCTGGGAGGCAGACCTTTGGCAATGCCCAAAATGTGGATTCCAGATAGTATCCGGTTTCGGGGACAATCCCATCTCCAGCCATTACAAGGAAGATGAGTTCCCGAGGCTGGTTCAATCCTATCGAGACCACAGCATCGTGATTGAGAGCAGGTAGGTATCCACCTTTACAAGAAATGATCGTGGATGATACAATAACATTAGAATGATAAATATATACATAAGGAGGTGATAACATCATGCCAGAATGTAGCAACCCAGTCCAATGCCAAACTGCTTCCCGAGAACTCTGTACTTGTGCTTGTGGTGGTGCCAACCATGCTGAGCTCCGACAACTCCTCAATAACCCCTCTACTCAAGCTGAGGGAGAAGAGAAGCTAGCAGAGCTCAGGAAGGTACAGACAGAGCTGAAGAAGACCAAGAGGGTTGAGAGGCGAAAGAAGAGGGCAGATGCTAAGAAAGCCGCTAAATAACATAAGGGGAGGACATTTTTATGAACTGTCCTGCTTGTGGAGTAGCCCTCTCTCTTGGGGAGATACAGGAGTTTGAGGAGTATTCTCTAGTTGACAGGGTATGTGGCTATTGTCGCATAATCTGGGTGCTGAGACATGAGGGGGGTCTAGTAGTCTCAATTACTCAGCAGACTCCTATAATGGTGGGAGTAGACCCATCCAAATTCGGCTTTGACTATGTTTGTCCCTCTTGTAAGTATAGTAGTTACGTATCCTCCAATTATGGGACTCAAACTGGGTGGAGATGTTTGAACTGTGGGAGGATAGTCCCCAATGAGAATATTACACCTAGAGGTGAATTTCAGCTCAGGAGCTACACAGCCTCCTTGGGGTCTAGAAGGTCCAGAGGACGTGGGAGACAGAGGCAGGGAGCATCCACCTACCAGAGAACCCCGAGGGTATCTAGGCCTATCCCAGCTGGGGCAGTAGGTCTCAAGGATCTGGCAATTAGGTTGAAGGTAGACCCTAAGAAACTTAGGTCTTGGCTTCGTAAGGTGAGTTGGAGAAAGGGAGAAGAAGCTGGATCATCCTGGGTGTTTAGTCCAGAGGAAGCTGAAGAGGTGTCTAAGAACTTTGGGAGGTAACAAAAATTATCCAGAGTAACCAATCTCCACATATTTAATTTTCTCCCAATCTTTGACAATGAGGACTATTTATGTTACAATGAGAGTAATAGAGATTAAGAATCTCAAATCTTAAGAAAGGAGGTAAACCACATCATGGCAGAGGAAAAGGTAGAAAAACCCAAGGAGGAAAAACCCGCGAAGCCGGAAATGGTATCCTTGAAAGAGGTTGCCAAGAGGGCTGGGGTAGAACCTAGGGAGGCCAGGTCCATCCTGAGGAAAATTGCCGCCCGGGGTGAAGGAGAGAAGAGATCCCGTTGGGAGTGGACGCCCGGAGCTGTAGCCGGGGTGGTAGCTAAGATCAAGGCGGCCGTAGTTGAACGGGAAAAAGCCAAGGCATCCAAAGCAGAGGCTAAGGAAGAGGAAGAGGAAGAGGACTAAATAACTGGCGCCTGGGGGTGGTTCCGCAAGCCACAGTCACGATGACGAAGGTAGTAATGGAAGTCCTTGACCAGCCCCCAGGTTTCATACTTCTTACCCTTTAGCTCCAGATTAACCCTGATGTTGATTATTCGCATTGGGGTTAATCTGTCTGAGGTAACCTTGATTGACAAAGAGGACATATCAGGATATAATTGACTATATATGAGTAATATAGAGTATAAGAAGGGGTATTCATTAGTCCAGGCTTCTAAAGAACTTGGGGTAAACCGACGGACCTTTGAGAAGTGGAGAAATAAGGGGTTTTTGTCAGTTACTAAATTCCCTTCTGGAAGATACTTTGTATCCGAGGAAGAATTAGAAAGGCTTAAGGGGATTCTAAGTGGAAGACAAAATAGTTCTTAGCCCCAGTCGTATAAGGACCTGGGTGAGGTGCCGTAGGAGCTACTACTGGAAGTATCACCAGAAGTTATCCCGTCTACAAAAGGGGATGCCCCTTGAGTTGGGTTCAGTAGTAAGCGAAGTTCTTGCTGGATATTACCAGGAAGAGAAGAGCGCTAGGTGTCAGGGGCTTATTGACTCCCATCTTGAGAAGATCTTAGGTAATTCTTCATCCGAGTTCCTGGGTGAAGAACCCGATAAGAAGAGGAAAGATAATTGGAACAAGATAGTGAACATCTCCAGGAAGATACTGTCCACCTACCATGACTGGGCCCAATCCAAGGATAATTTTGAGGTAGCCCATGTAGAACTACCCCAGGAGGTGGAGCTCACCTCATCTGTCCACCTTTTAGCTATTCCAGACACTGTAGTCCTAGTAGACCCTGATACCCGTATGATCCTAGAGCATAAGGTGAGATACAAGTACCGACCTGGGGATTTCGGAATAGATTACCAGTCAGTAGGTTCTTGCCTGGTAAGTGGATCCATAGGTACTCTCTACAATGTTCTTGAGTATGGAAAGCTCAAGAACCATAGAAATACCATAATAAGATCTGGTGAGGAGCTCGACTACTTCAGAAATATGTTTATCCACATCGGAGAAGACATCCTATCTACTCCTCCAGAGTGTCTATATCCTATGCCTATGGGGAGGTGCTATTGCGATTACTGGGAGCTCTGTAATGCCGAGCAGACAGGTTTAGATGTAGATGATATTATTTCCGAACTCTACCAACATACTGCTAGTAAACTTCAAGAGAAAGAAGATACTGAGGGTGGGAAGAGTGAGCAAACTTAAAGAACTAAGAGAAGAATTGGGTATTCCAAGACGGACTGATTTTAAGGAGTCCAAAGTATCACTAGGGTTAAAAGTGTCCACAGAACTAGCTAAAAGAGCTTTGAAACAGGCAGATAAAGAGCAGATTAGTATGGCGACTCTTATCACTAAAGCATTAACTAAGTATCTAGAGGGAGGTGACAAATGACAGAGGAGAAGAAGGATGAGGAACAGGCTCCAGAAGAGCCTAAGGCTGAGGTTAAAGCTTCCACAGTAAAAACCCGAGGTCCTGATGACAAGATTAAGTATCTGAACATTTTAGTCCACGGTGATAGTGGAGTTGGGAAGACTAGGTTCGCTGGGACTATGGTAGAGGCTGGCCTCAAAGTTCTCTATATAGTCCTTAATGAGGATGAGCTCCTAACCCTCGACCAATGTGGAGTGACAGGCTATGACTACCAGATAATAACTAACTACGAGAAACAGCTCTGGCCATTATACCTAGCCCTTAGAAGGAACAGCCCAGGTTATGAGGGGGTAGTCCTGGATGGACTTGGTGATTTCCAACAGTCTGCAAAGGACTATGAGCTTGCTGGAGACCAGGGAGTTGGAGCTAAGTTCATGGAGGAGGCCATGAAGGGTGGACGTAGGATGTACCTCCAAAACTGGGGTAACCTCTTGGAGATGACCAGACATTTTCTGGACCCATTTCTGAAGCTCCCCATGCATAAGATTGTAACCTGTGTCTCTGAGGCTGATGATGATCCCAAGACAGGGAAGACCAAAGTATACCCTGGACTTCAAGGCTCACTACAGCAACTGATTGCAGCTCATTTCTCAGTGGTAGGTTATAGCTATATAGCTCACTGGGGGCCAAAGACTTACTACTGTCTCACTACTCAGCCCCATGAAGCTCTAGCTACAAAGGATAGAACTGGACTATGTAAGGTTATGACTAACCCAAAGTTCAGTACCTTTCTAAAGGCCCTAGATGGGAAGAAGGAAGAACCTAGTGAAATTGAACAGAAACTTGAGAAGGCTCTAGTTTTGAGGCCCCAAAGTTCATCAGTCAAAGTTGAAAGTAAAGACTGAAGGAGGTGATCTATGGAACCGTGGCCTAAGTATAAGCCACTACACCATTAGATTAAATGGGTGACCATTAGATTAAATGGGTGTAGGGTGGGAAAGGTTAAAAAATATACACACATAAGGAGGTAAAACAACATTATGGCGAAGGAAAAAGAGGAAGAGAAAATTGGAGGATGGGAGATACCTATCCCTGATGGAGCTGAGTTCGGAGGTCTTCCTCCAGGAGCTTACCTCAGTAAGTGCATAGAGGAGCCTAAGGAGAGTCTATCTAGTAAGGGTGAGCCCCAGACTGAGTTCCAATTTGCCATTGCTGATCCAGAGTACCCTGAGTATGTGGACCGTGAAGGGAGGTACTGGTGTTCAAGGAAGCCTAAGGCCTGGTGGAACATAACTCAGACGTTAGAGGCTTTGGGGGTTACCTATGAGATCGATAAGGAGAACAAGGTCTTCCGATTTGACCCCATGGACTGCGTCGGGGCCATGTGTAAAACAGTCTGGGCGGAGCAGGTCTATGAGGGTAGAACTCGGTCCAGAATCCAGAGGGTCATCTCAGTCAAGGAAGAGGTGGAGGATCTGGGTGGTGATGAGGTTCCCTTCTAGCCGGTTACTATGAAGCCGAATCCAAGAGAGTGGAGTGTAAGTATCTCATGTAGATGCTGAGCCAGGAACGGTGGGGGAGGCCTGGGCTCTCTTGGAATGTGGATAAGGTCCACACTGATGATGGCTAGAAAGGAGAATAAATCCATGGGAATTGAGAAAAGTGGGTAATAATAACCATGCCATCATAACTGACTTTAGCTCTCAGCAGGAACAGATATTCCTCGGGACAATGTTTGGGGACAGTAGCCTGCGCCGCCCAAGAAGTAATGGCCACAATATTGTGTTTAGAGGAGTACACAGGGAGGCTGATAGGGAGTATCTATTCTGGAAATATGAGATACTGAAATCTAGTGGAATTTTTAAGAGGCCTCCTTGGACTAGACTTGGCTATAGGAATGGAGTAGCACATCTCCAATGGAGATTTTATTCGAGAGCCCTTCCTATCTTCACTACTTATCGTAAAGTTTTCTATCCTGAGGGCAAAAAGATAGTCCCAAGAGAAATACTTAAAAAGCTAGAGCCCCTAGGTTTAGCGGTTTGGTACATGGATGATGGGGGTTTCTGGCCCGGAAGTTCATCTCGCCCCAATTCCCGCTGGGTCACTCTAAATACTCAAAGTTTTACCCATGATGAGAATACTATGATAAAGAATTGGCTCGATGAGAAATTCGGCTTTCATTTCCGAGTAGTTAAGACAGATGGGGGGACTGGGTGGAAACTAAGGTTGCCTGGGAAAACTGAGACTGAGAGATGGTTAGACTTATTAAGACCTTTTATGGTTCCTTGTATGAAGAGAAAGTTTATAGGGGCAGAATATGACGCAGATTATTCTACCTCTGAGGAGGGATTAAGTGTCCACTGAAAAGTTTGTTGATGGGAGAGGGGAAAAATGGCAAGGCTGGATGGAACAGTTTCTAACTTATGGTTGGGTCCGAAGGCAGTTAGATAGTGGAGACTTCCTTTTTTATTCATCCGATAACAAGTCCATCGGGATAGAAGCTAAGACAGTAGACGATCTTACTTCCCGCCTTGGTGATGCTCGTAGGGAGTTATCCCAACTTATCGACACAGTGGACATTCCTATTCTCTTAGTCTTCAACAGATGGCAGCGTCGCTCCAACGACCTCCTCATTGGGGGTCAACAACATCTCACATGGGGTCACCTCTGGAACCTCATTCAGACGTTTCAAGATTCAGGTCTACGCTTCCAACTGGCAACGTCTAGGGAGCATGCTTTCCTTAGGATAAATCAACTTTATGCTTATTATCAGAAGGGGGAGCATGAATCCACCCTAGTAGCCAGAAGGGCCTCCACAGACAGAAGGGTAGCCAGTCTGATGCCCGTGCCAGGCGTCTCGAAGAAACTTGGAACATCTCTTGTGAAGAACTTCAAGAGCCTACGAGCAGTGGCTAATGCTAAACGTTCTGAATTGGAGCAAGTGCCCCTGATTGGGCCTTCTAAAGCCAGAGTTATTAGTGATTGGTTTAGGAGAGAGGATCCTTATAAGTGAGGGTGGGATCTTCTTTGACTATTGGTTAGTATTGTGATATAATTAAAGTATAATCAATAAGATAGAGAGGTAATCTATCATGCAAGATCCACATGCCAAAGAGAAACTCCGTCTTTATCAACTACTCTCACAACATGATGGTTGGGTAGACACTCTTAAGGAAGCTCTTGAGGCGGAAAAAGAGGGGGAAGAGAGATATCGTGAAGCAGGATACGGACAGTATTATGGTTGGGAGTGGTTTGAGTCCCATACTCCAACCCCTACCCTCCACAAGATGGTGACTGAGAAGATCCTTGATATCACCCTAGCTACTCGTAGTGGTACTCACTTTAGGGTGAGAGATTCTGAGCTGGTTACTGAGGTTATCAAAGCGTTAGAGGAGCCCTCTCCCGAGTTACCCCCTAGTATCATTCCTGACAATCTCTTTGACATTATAGTGGGGTATGATAACATCAAAACTATCGTCAGGTATGCTATTGATGCTGAGAAACCTGTTCATCTATGTTTCTCTGGTCCCCCAGCATCTGCCAAAACGTTATTCCTAATGGAATTGGCTCGTTTACCTGAAAGCTATTATGCCCTGGCTCAGACCACTACTCAAGCGGGATTAGCCAATCTCCTCTTTGTTTACCAACCGCAATTTCTTCTCATTGATGAGGTAGAACGTCTCTCAGGTGAGCATGTTGGTGTACTTAACTCTCTTATGGCCACTGGGATTATCTCCGAGAGTAAATATGGAAAGACCCGCTCTATGGAATTAACTACTAAGGTCTTTGCGGCCGGTATCAGGGTTAATATATTACCTAAGGATCTTATGTCAAGATTCACCAAGTTGAAATTCGATGCTTACGTGGAAGCAGAATTCATTAAAGTTGCTACCAAAGTATTAACATCCCTCGAGAAATCCTCGGAAGAGTTGGCTGAGGAGATAGCCAAGTCAGTGTGGGCTCAACATCAGGAAAGTTCTGACATTAGGCAGTGTGTCCAGGTCGCTAGGTTGTGTAGCGGTGACCCAGAAAGAGCCAGAGAAATCTTAAAGATCCTGAGGAAGCAGTAACAACAAAGCCCTCAACTTAGTTTAATTCACCTAAGGAGGGCTTTGGTAATTTTTAGGATCCTGGCCAGGATTCTAAGAGCTTATTATTCGCTCATCTTCGCAATCCAACCACGGGCCCAACTCGCAGGATCGGGCGAGCGGTACTGGGCGGCGTTGATGCCAGCCTGGTAATTGGCCTTCCGGGTTGGGCCAAACGGAGTGGCACTATAGCCAGCAGCCATTCGTCCCTTAGCTGCATTCCAGGAACTGGCCATAGACGAGCTTTTCGCGGCCAACTTAGCCTGTCCTTTCGAGGCCATCTCTTGTAGAGATAACATTAAGCTTATTCCTCCTTTTTAATATTTTTGAGTTAATTGGTGTCGACCTCACCAGAAGCTTCTATTATCTTAAGCCACTCTCCACCTTCCGCATAATGTCAATTGCGGTCTTACCTACTACTTTGTCTACTCCCTCTAGAACTTGGGGCAGTGGAATCTTTCCAAGAATCCCTCCTTTAAGTAGTGACCTCTCCTGTTGTGTGGCTCCTCTGGTTAGTCCTGCAAGTGTTAGCGACAGTAACGGTAGTAATGCCATTTTACTTGCTCATCTCCTTTATATAGTTTTGCCCTATCTTAAGAGCCTCTTCTCTTGTACGACTATGATTATCAGCTACCTTAATCCCCATCTCAATGAGATTTGGATCGAATCCTTCTAACTTCATCTTCCTTCTGAAGTCCCAGTCTATCTCTTCTTTGTCCTCTTCCTCATCCTTTTCTTCATCCTCCTCTTGGAGGAATGGGGGTCTTGGGAAAAAAGGTGGTAGCCTTATCATTTCATCTCCACTTTCACTGCCGAAAATCCATTACCACTCATTCTGGCAATATTCTCTGCAGCTTCCATTGCATCTAATTCGCTGTCTCCATATACGGTACCCAGATGTTCCATTGAAGTTCCCCTTAGGATGTAGGCGTCCCACTCATCAAGATTCTCCATCCCCATTACTATCCCTCTAGGGACTGGCAAAAAGGGCGGAGGTGCGGGTATTAGAAAACTTGGTAGTCCAATCTGTTCCCAATTCATAATCCTCCACCTCCTGCTATTATTAGTCTATCATAATATGATCTCAGTGTCAAGGTAGAGGCTGGGAATAAAATGACCCACCTGGTTTGACAAGAGGTTCCAAGTGTGGTATAATTATTATATAAGATAAATAATAAGCTATGGTGTAAGAATGGTTATTAGTCCCAAAATAATTGAGTTTCCCATTGAGGAAGCTTATCTTAAAACATACAAGCTCCGCTTTGCGCGGAGAGGAGCTGAGACGGTTGAGGTTTCAGTACCAAGAGACTTTATTCGTAGAATGGCTAGGCAAGTTGGTCTTTCTATGAGGGAGTATGTGGACCAGTACCAGGCCATAGTTTACTTTGGAGTAGGGGATGAGCTCCTCTATCGGTTTGAGAAGACTAATAATAAAAGTTAGTAAGAGCTAAAGGGGTAATCTACCTAATGGAATTAAACATTCCTTTTGGTGCGTATACCGGCCTGCCTACTCCCTTTGGAGGCCCTTCCCTTGAATGGGAGTCAGAAAACCCACTGCCTGAGGATGAGTACTCTGATGATGCTAAGTTCAGTGTTCGTAATGTCCCTATAATAGTGAACGAGATTACCTACCATATCAAGAGGCTACTACTCAAGGAGTGGCCTAAGAGCACAGCTAATGTACAGAGGAGACTTCTAACACTGGGGATACCGATAATCGAGAACTCTGTCTTGGATTTCCCAGATTTAACAACTAAGAAAGATAAGGCACTTATGCGGTCTACTGTTACCTCGATGAAGGAAGTGGTTTTGAGGGGGGAAAGGAACTACCTCTTCGAATTAGGACCACATCATGAAGGACCACAAACTATCTACGCTAGGAGTAAAGGTCAGGTTAGTATAGTGAAAGGGATAGCCGAAGATTTGGGTCTTCACATAGGTAAGGTGGTTATATTATGTTTGGTGGCAGGATTAGCTCAATCATTGGATGAGAACTGGGTCCCGAAGCAGTGGAGGGAGAGGTTTATCGAGGAAGTTAGGGACTTTATAAAATGGCTTAGAAGGTCATGGGTATAGATAAACTTCATGTAATATGGCTAATATATTATGTAAACCTAGATTCCCTGATTACAAAATTACGGTGTAATCATATATAGTATAGTAGAATTGGGAAGAGGTTTCTAATGGCAACTAGTTTA